TTCAAAAAGCTATATTTATCAAGCTTTTTCAAGCTCCTAGCTTGGCGCGAAGAGGTTTTTTGTTTTTCTATAAAAAAATTGGATTACCTAAAAATTTCCCTTATAGTGAGAGCATGAGGATTGTAAATGTTGTTTGGCTAGATACGAATGAGTGTAGTTTGTCGGGCTGGCAGAGCAAAGAAGAACTGATGGATAGTAAACCTTGCACTGTTTCATCACTGGGTTATCTCATCAAAGAAGATAAAGATTGTATCACAATAACTGCAGACAAAGACCATTACGATGAAGATGATTTATATGGCAGGGCTCAAGTTATACCCAAGGGTGTTGTTATTAAAATTGAAATTTTAGAAGCTATTAAGAATCCGACTCCAGAACTTCTTCGACAGGCTTAATTAATTTTAATTCAGTAGGTTTTTTAACTTTATCTTTTAAACTTTCTACGTCTTCGTGTTCTAATAATAATTTATTGTCCTCGATAATCTCAGATAATCTAGCTTCTAATTCTCTTTCACTCAAGTCCTCTAGCTTACCATGCTTAATAATCTTTTGTTCAATATACAATCCAGCGGCTTTGCCTCGAGCTACTTCTGCGTTAATAGCTGCAGACCAAGCACCCTTTTCTCTAGCTTCTTCTCTAAGTCTAGCTAATTCTGTGATGTGAGAACCGTAGTCTATTCTATATTTTTCTTGCAGTTCTGATCTTATCTCATCAATATATTTAACAACCAAAGGAAACTTTCTAGGATTGCGTAGCTCAGAAGCTCTCACGTGTGCAGAGCCCTCTGCATATCCAGCTTCAATAGCACACTCTGTTGGAGACTTACGTCCCTCATTAGTCACCAGCAGTGTAGCAAATTTCATTTGTTGCTCTGTTAATATTTTTGGTAAACCCATACGTTTTTATAAAAAATATATATTGTAAAAGCAAGTAAATTGTGATAACCATTTACTTGAAGTGAGGAGCCCTTCTTTTTTATTAACTGACTTTACAGTCATAAACGTGTGTTCCTCCTAAAATCACTAACTAGTCTGGTTTCTCACTTCATACTTGAAAGAAGAGGTGTAAGATATAATATGGATACTATGACATTCAAAAACAAAAAAGAGGAAGAGGATTTTAAAAAGCAATTAGAAGAAGCAATAGAGATTTTACAAAAGCAAGATGTTCATTTCTTTAAATCAGAACACATTGTACCAATACTACGAGGTATGACTCCTGAACAGCTTGAAATATTTGAACACCTTACAGGTATCAACCGCCAAACAATACACTAGACAATGTCATCATATACAACAAAGTCCCTCATGCAGGTGCTAGAAAAGTTTTGTGCAAGTCCTGTTGGTAGTCACGCAAGAGTTCAAATGGTGTTACCTCAGGGTAGAAATCCCTTACAAAGAGAGTTCAATATTAAAGAAATTAAGCTAGTTGAGAATCAAATTATTGGTGCAAAAGAGAAATATCGTATGCTAATTCTAGTGGAGTAATTACTTTGAAACCAGAGTCAGCCTTTTGGCTAGAAACGAAAGAAAAACTTAATACATTTTCCCTGATAAGGCTAGAAAGTTGGGCATCTGCAGGTATACCAGACATACTTGGTTATGGTGATAAACGTGGATTTTTTACTATTGAGTTGAAAGTAACAAGTAGTAATAAAATTAAGTTCTCACCACACCAAATCGCGTTCCATTATAAGCATCCAAAGGATAGCTATATCTTAGTCAAGACCCTCGCTCCACGATCCGTGAAACTTTATCCAGGGTCCGCGATCAAAGAGCTTGTCGCCTATGGGCCCACCCACCCGCCTGTAGCCGAAGGATGGGAAGCTTGTCGCCTGTCGCTTGACGCTTGATGCTTGTAGCCTGTTGCTTGTAGCTTTTCTATAAGAGTTGATCAGCCCGCTGGAAGCGGGCTGTAATAAATTATTCGTAATGAGGAGTGCTCTGAGGGACCGGCACATGTAGAGGATGTGTATCATCAATCCAGTACCAGATGCCAGGCTTGTACCCAGCTTTGCCGGGCAGCAGCTCCGCGGTAACATGAACTTCGTTTTCACCCCAAGCTCCGCCGGGCAGCAGGTATCTGTCATCACCCTCACCAGCTTCATTGAGGCCATCATCTGGGCTGTTACCCATATGATACACTGGCTCCTGCTCTTCGCGAATTTTCGCGCCAAGCTCAGCAGCGTGATCGTTTGCCTCTTCAAGAGTTGCAAATGATCTAGACTCGAGTGTTGTCTGGAATTCGTACCAGTCGTACCACCACCCGCCCTCCTCAGGACCACCATATCGGCGTTCATCGAGGTAAAAGTTAAAGTAGTATTTTTGCATATCATTTTTAAACTACCAGAAAATCCCATAATGTCAACAGCTTGTCGCCTATGGGCCCACCCGCCCGCCTGTTGCCTGTTGCCTGTTGCCTGTTGCTTGGCGCTTGTTGCTTCTGATTTTAAATTTTTGAAAAAAATTTCGTGGTTCGCTATCTCCGTAGGAGATAGCGAACTGCGTTCTAGTGTTTTCCATATGATACGTTCTGGATCTTTTTATCCCAGCATGCTCTACAATCTTTACATTGGTTGTCTTGCTTCGGAGCTGGGCAGCTGGCGTCAGCTGTCACAACCGTTGACGTCCAGGGCCAGCTCTTCGGGGCCGGCCCGTCCACCTTTGTGGCGGATAATCTGATTATCAGATTATCCGGAACGTTTTGCGCGTCGATTGTAGAAAGGATACCAGCTTCACGCGTTGGCAGCCAGTGTTTAACATCTGGTGTCAATTCGCAAACCTGGAAGATCCGCTTTAAATGTTCCTTTGACTGTATGTCTCCGGAATCATGCCAGCGAAACACTTTTTCCTTGGATGATTGTATTAGATACACCATCGCGAAAATCCATTGTGTGCTTTGTATAACTTTGCCTTTGGCTATAGGGCCCACAGCCGCCTGGTACCGGCGTTCCATTGCTTCCTTTACATTGGGGAACCGATAACGGCCTTTGAGAGCGTAGCAGCCATGGCAAACAGAGCCCGGAACTTTGGCCAGCTTCGCGCCTGTCTTACAGCGCGTCGCGGGTAAATTGTAGGAAAACCCGGGCATCTTGGAGGGCCTGGAAAGGCCCCCAGTTAAAATGTTAGCTTCTTTTTTGTTCATCTTTAATTGCTTCTTTATATTTTTCTGGCTGCATATTTACAGCTTGAAACAATGAGAACCAAACGGCATATGTATTGATACTGGCCCAGCTGCCGGACTCTTCGTCTCTTGGCATGCTGCGCAACTGTTCCATAATATCCCAAACGTTTTTTTTAAGTAGTTCGTATTTTGCTTGGTAATCCATGTTATCCTTTCTAAAAATAATGTAGCATATTGTGGGAAGCGTGTCAAGCTTGTTGCTTGTCGCCTATGGGCCCACCCGCCCCCCGCTTGTCGCTTGCCGCCTGTATCCCATCAATAATATCTTGCGCATATCGATGTTCGACTAGATACTGGTTGCCCATCTGGTGACACTCTTGAACGTGCTCGTCCCACCAGGCCTGAGCTGTGTCGTCGACCGGGGTGAACCCGATCAACGATCCATGATTATTTATATTAAACTTCATCAGACTCCAGCGGTCTTAGAATGTCTTTGACGTAAACGCTGCCCATCTCATCGAAGAACCCGGCATCGGACCCTTTGACATCCATCAAGACTATGTCTTTCCAGCCTTTGCCTTGGCGCGGTGACTCCATGAGCTTAGCTCTAATTGGTCCCAGGCCATTGTCGATCTGGTACCAGCTGTCTTTTTGTAGTTTTTCTTTATCCATCTTTTTCCTTTCTCCGGTGGTGCTGGCCCTGCAGGACCAGCCCCAAGTGGTCTTCAAGTATTTAGCGCAAGGAAGACCGTTCGTGCGCAATATCTTTATAGCACTTTCTGGGATAACTGTCAACCCAGTTATCCACAGCTTGTTGCTTGTGGGCCCACCCTCCCAAAAAATTAATTTACAAACACAGTTCATAGCCCCCTATGGGGGCTATGAACTAGGCTTGATTTTGTAGCTTTGCAACTACAACTGTTTCGTCTTTTGCTTTTCTATTCTTAGCCATAGCTTTCAACTCTGCAAGTCTATCTTCTGATACAACTGCAAGATTAGTTGATATGTTATCACCATTAACCAAAATACTTTCGTCAATGTCAGTCCAATACTCTTGTATTTCATCTAAGTATTTAGCTTGATCTATGACTGTGGTCATAGTATCTTGATTAGTCTTACAATAGTCATAGTATGCTTTATGACATTGTATAACATCTGTCTTGGCTTGTTCAAAAGCCAACACGAATTGCCATTGCCAATCCTGAACTTGATATGCTCTGGAATGACAACCCCCTGTATTAACTACTTCTAATGCTTTAGGATTATCTTTATCCCCACCATAGCCTGTGTTGTATTGAGTAAAGTTATCTCTTAACCACCTCTCGTTAGAACTTCGATCAGTATTGATCTGAGGATTACTCTGCCCACCTTGATACATCAACTGACAATTAGCAAAGGCATTTTTTCCATTTGCAAAAAGCTGACTGTGGTTTAAGGCACAAGACAATTCATCATCTAAAGAAAAATTAACCCTGACTTCGTTTGCGTCAGTTTCAACATTCTTTAGAACAAAACAACTATCCATGGTTGTAAAGCTAGAGCCGTAAGTTCTATCACTATTATATTTCCTCATCACATCACGATCTGCTTTTGGAAATCTATCCTCTACTACTTGAGTGCAAATCTTATGCACATCATCTTGAGCAGAATAGAAACGAGTTTGAGCATTTATTAAATTATCTCTCTGCTCACAAGGAGTTTGAAGAACAACTTTCCAATGCTCTTTTTTAAGTGCTGATCTTTTAGCACCATTTAGTCTTAATCGATCTGTCATCTTTTTTCCTTTCTAATGAAACTATACATTAATTAAGTTTGGAAGTCTAGCGATAGCTTCGTTAAATTGTTCTAAGTATGCGTCAACACACATCTGACGACAAAATAAGGCTTGAGCATTTTCATTTTTAGGATATGTCCACCTAACTTTTTTGTCATGCTCGTCGTACATGGGGTTGAACTGGCTTGTTGCTTGCAGCCACTTGTGTTTAGATACCTTGCCAACTCTTTGTTCAAAAGTGCGATACCAACTATCACCACCATAGGCATACTGTCCGACAGGTCGTCCACAAGTTTTACATTTTCTTTTTTCCATTTTATTCCTTTCTACTTGCTGATATACAAAACAATATCAACAAAAAACATTCTAGCCCAAAAAGGGCTAGAAAAAAAATTAAGAATAAAGTTCCGATCATTGTCGAACTTTGTTTTCTAATTCTTGAGGAAAATTCCCCAGAATTTCTTTGATGTCGTTTGCCATTCGATAAGATTGCTTATCTAAATCCCAATAGGTAAAAGATAAACCACCATTACGCATTTCAAGTTTGCATTTATCATCTTGCCAAACACCTTTACGAGTAATCAGTTCGCCATGTTTTTTTGCAAAGTAAGTTATCTTAAACTCTTTTAGTCTTTTTAACTTTTCTGCAAGTTCAATGACTTCGTTATCTGACATTATCCTTATCCTTTCTTGTGGGATATTCTAACAGAATATCCCACATTGTCAAAATGTTTATTCGTCAATAACAAGGCAATAAATAAATACCTCATAACTAACTTTACCTTCTGCCATGTTCATCTTCATTAAACCTTCTTTATAAAGTCTAGCTGAAGAGAGATCTTTAAAAGTAGATTTAAAAAAAACAAAATCAGTATTTGCGTTTATCTCTACCACTGCATACTCATGTTTCATAATCATTATCCTTTCTAATAAATATACTACTATAATATCCCATATAGTCAAGCAAGTTATCCACAGAAAAATAAAATAAATAGTTTGACAGAATATCCCATATTGTGATATGGTCTTTAAGTAGAAAGGATGAACACAATGGGAAAAGTTAAAGCATGGCTAATGGACTTGATGGATGAGGCGATAGATAAGATCGGTGAATATGAAGACTTTAATTCATGGGCTTCAGCTTATCCTCAACTGGATCAAGACGAACTACGTGAACTCTGGGATGAGTTTGTATCCAAACACGCATATTAATTAATTAACCGTAGGCAACTACCAGTTGCCTACGGGCCCACCCACCCCCAATAGAGGTACCAGACCGTTGGCAAAATTTGCTTGAAGCTTATGGGCCCACCCACCCACTTTGCTGACAGATGTAACTTATATACAGACATATACTGTTGATTTTGAATACTTTATGGTGTTAAATTCATTTTGAAATAATGCAACTAGAAGGAATAGATATAAATATCAATAAATTACCGGCAGAGGCACGGAAAGAATTCTTACGCTATAAAATAAAATTAGAAGAAAAAAGAAAAGAATCTGCAATCAAGAACGACTTCATGTCATTCGTGAAGTATGTATGGCCAGACTTCATAGAGGGGTCCCATCACAAAATAATGGCTGACAAGTTTAACAAGGTGGCCAGGGGCGAATTAAAAAGAATCATTATCAATATGGCACCGCGACATACAAAATCAGAATTTTCATCTTACCTCCTGCCTGCATGGATGATAGGTAAAAATCCAAAACTAAAAATTATTCAAGCGACCCACACAACAGAACTCGCGGTCCGCTTTGGACGAAAAGCGAAACACT